CTGCAAGTCCTTGCGGCCAAGCGCCAGGCCATGATCACCGGCAGGCGTAAAGATATGCTGGACTTCCTTGGCCAGCCGTTCGAAGTGTCGCTGTAGGCGACTAGAACCTGATGTCCTCGTCGGCCCAGTCGTAAATATCCCAGCCGAAATTATCGAACAGGAATTGGCGCAGGGTCACACCATCCACCCCGTGCAGTGGACGTTCTCGTTGGCGCCACGGCTCCAGATCATGGCGTCGATCAGCTTCTGCTCTGGCATCGGGCCGTGCGTCTTGCCAGTCGCAAAGACGGCGGCAGCGAGCGCCTTAGAGCCACGTTCGCAGTGCGCCTTGTAGTTCTTGGTTGTTAGATCGCGCGGCGTGGAGTCGGAGTCGGCGACGACCTCACGCCTGATAAAATACGCAGGCGTCGGGTTGGACTTGTGCGCCAACAGGCTACCCACCGTGCTGCGGTCACGCCCGACCACCCTGGCGATGGCCGCGTTCGTCAAGTCCTTATCACGCAGCAGACGGCACAACGCGACACGCGCTGCGACCGGCTTCTCCTGTTTGCTTGGCCCCAGTATTTCCATGATCGTGACGCCGTACTCACCAGCGATGCGGACGATGCTCGGCATATGGTTCAGCGTTTCTTCAGTTAAACGAATCTCTGACACTTTGAATTTTCCTTTTCCAGTTTCAATCAGTCCTCGATAGCGAGTGGATCAGGCCAGTCAACCTGATATTGATGCCGCTTGGTAAATAGCTGCCGTGCCTCTTTCAGCGATGCAACCGCAGTTACTTTGTAGCGAGCGCCAGCCGCGCATTTGACCTTGCCGCCGTAGAACAACTCGTCGTAACGCGCGACCGACGTCCAGAAGCCATTGGCGTTCTTGACCTCCCAGTGGCGCTGGATCGAATTCTTGTAGCTCTCGTAGATCGTGGTCTTGTTGGCTTCGACCTCGCCGAACTGCACCGCCGCACCGCTCTTGCTGTCCCTGATCTCACCTTCCATCAGGCAGTCGAACAGCCAACGCTGGACGCAGTCACCGCCACGCATCTGCTGATCCTGCAACGCCTTCGTCTGCGGGGCAGTGCGGACGTTGACCGTCGCCAGATCGAACGTCTTCAGGTGGTGCAGGATGTGCTTCTTGCCGCCACGGTCGTACCAGCTTTGTAAGCTTGCGTAGAAGTCATAGTCCTGTTTGCGCCGGTCGGAGATGTCGAACACGGCCCAACGGCGTTCATCGGCTGTCGCTGGCACGACCCACTCTTCGTTCGACGTGAACAGGATGCGGGTGAAGTTCGGCGCCATGTAGCTGTCCACACCCTTGCGCTCAATCATGATGCGAGGGTTGGTGACGAGATCCTTCAGCGCGCCTTCAGCGGACTTGCTGCCGGCCCAGAACGCCTCTTCTGCTTGCAGCAGCAGGCAGTCTTCCAGATGGCGGTTGAAGTTGCCGACCAGTTGTTCCTGGCGGCTGATGGTCTTGTGGTGCTGCGGGAACAGACCACCCAGCAGTTCGCCCAGCTTCGACTTGCCGGTGCCTTTCAGGCCGCGCAGCACCGTGGCCACGCCGATCTTTGTCATCGGCTCCTGCACCATCTGAGCGCACCAGCCCATGATCCACTTGTAATTTGCCTCGTCGCGGTCTGCGATGATGTCGAACATCCAGTCGGTGAACATCGACACGTCACCCTCTTCTGGCTCACACGACCAGCCGCGCCACAGGTTGTACGCGCCGATCTTCTGGCCCTCTGGCAAGAACACCAAGCCGCGCGCCGTGCGCCGTTCGGGGTGCGTCAGCCAGAGCTTCACGGGGTTGACCTGTTCGATCACGATGTCGCCGTTTTTCTTCTCGACCTCAATCGGGATGCACTGGTTGGCGAATTCCTTGGTCAGATCCTCGACGCCGAACAGTTCCAGCCCGTCCTGCATATCGTCTTCGCGGATGACACGGGCGCTGCCCGACACCTGTACGAACACCAAGTCCTGCACAAGCTGGTCGACCAAACCCTTCTTCTTCTCTTCGCGCACGACCTTCTTGGCCTTGCCTTCGATGTAGGCGGCGGTCACCGGCTGCGCGCTGGTGTTACGACCGAACGAGCGCCACCGCTTGGCGCACTCACCGTGAACGTATTTGCCGCCCTGGGCGGACCACTCGTCCCACAGTCGCAGCCCGTCAGGCTCGCCGTTGGTTTCGTGGTGCAGCGCCATGCCGACCTTGACCCACTCGTCGTGGCCACAGTCGGGGTCGAGGCTCTCCATCCACGTCTCAAGCTCCATGAAGCTCTTGCCGAGGCGCGGACGCAGCGTCAGCAGTTCGTCAACGTCGCCGTGCGTGGTGGACACGCCCTTGCGGGATAGCTCCCAGTCGTCGGGGATGATGCTTTCGAAATAGGCAACGAACTCCTGCGCCTGGCTCTGGGTGAGCGTCGGCAGATCGTCGTGCGGTATGTCGATAAGAGACTTCTTCGGCCAGCCGTAGGGCTGCTGCGTGTCAGGGTGGACGGCGTACGCCACGAACTGCTGCCCCTTGGCCAGCACCTCGACCGCGTTCTTGTTGCCTAAGAAGTCAACATATTCGTTCGACCGGATCTTGCCGAACGGCTCGTCGCAGCGGAACACCATCAGCGCCTTCGGCTTCTTGCCGATCCGCAGCGGTGCCTTGCCGAGGTTGTTCTCGACCCACTTCACCAGCTTGTAGCTGATGTCCTTGTCGAGACAGTCGATGTCGATGGCCGGCGTGTTCTCGGTGAGGATGCCGACACCGCAGTTCGCCATGCGTGGATCGGCGAGCCACTGGTCGAGCTTCTCTGCGTCAGCGTGGCAGTTCTGCCAATCGCTGATCGCGGGTGCCTTATGGCCTGCCCTGATCGGGAGGGGGGAATACCCCAACGAAACCAGTTGCGCTCCGTGAGAATTAAGATAAGACAACTCTACTTTCCTTTCCAAACTGGGCCGTCCTTCGGGGCGGTCCTTTTTTTATGCTTTCAGAGCGCGCTCCAGATACCAAATGGCCTTTTTCAGGCTCTCGTCTTGGCCTTTGTGGCGCTCACGCCAGATGTACTTGAGCGCATTGCCCTTGCAGTAGCCGCGAAACTCTTCCGCAGTCAACGCCGATTCGATGGCATCGATACATTCGATGTCACCTTGCTTGTAATGCGGCGGGTGGTTGACCTGATCGCCATGCAGGGCATCGTATTCAGCCTGTGCATCGACACCTTTCCAAGCGTCCGCCGTTGCTAGTTGCGCCAGTTCCTCATGCATCTTGCGGAAGTCGCCTAGCACACTCATGCCTTTGCAGCCGCTTCAAGAGACTGGCGCAGTTCGTCTGCGACGTGCGGGCAGAGTTCGTGCCACTGCACTTCACCCTTGGTGAGCATCGACATCTGAAGGGCGCGCTTCACAGGAACGCCATCGGCGATCCACTTGTATAGCGCCTGGGTGGACACATCCAACAGCGCACACAGCCGACGCATATTGCCGTTGGTGGCGATCTTGGCCACACGCTCTACCGCACTGCGGATTTTGTTTTCTTCATTTTCAATCATCATTTTTCTCCTGCTTATGGTCGGGCAAAATCGCCGTAAATTTCTTTGGCCGCACGTTGATAGCACTCACTCGCTTCTTCCACGGTGTCGAAGCGGCCAAGGTATTGCATTTTTCCACCGTGTCCGATCTGGGCTTCGTATTTACCGTTTGAGAACCGGACGCCTTTAACGCCTGTCTTGTTCTTTTGGTACACGCCTTTGTTCATTTGGTTCTGCGCGTGGCTCACTTCGCGAAGATTGGCGATGCGGTTGTCCGTCTTATCGCCGTTGATGTGATCAAGCTGCTGCACCGGAAAACGCCCGTGGGCGAGCAGCCACGCCAAGCGGTGCGCCGCGTAGCTAGTCCCGTCAATGGACACTCGGACGTAACCGTACCGGCACAAACTCTCAAAGGGCTTGCCCGCACGTTTTGAGTTCCACGCACTGCAATGGCGGTCGTGGCTAAAGTGGTGCGAGGGTCGCTCCTTGCCCGTGAACACCCCTGTGTCTGGGTCGTAGTCCACGCAGTTCCGCAGATAGCGGGCTAAAACAGCTTCATCACTTTCCACCACAAATTTTCCTCTTGACTCATGTTTTGCATCTGGCTAACCAGTTGTTGCGTTGACAACATCTACACACCGACGCACAACTGGTCAACAAGGAAAATGGAAGATGCATAACGAAGAAATCATTAAGCGCATTCGCGCACTAGCTGGCGAGATCATCGCCCTCACTGATCGCGAGGCAGTGCAGCCCCAAGCCGCACCGGCTACGCCCCAGATCGAACCAGGCACCGTCATCACCCTTGAAGACGTCCGCGCTGCGCTGACCAAGCTGGCCTCTGCTAAGGGCGCCACGCACGTCAAGGCGCTACTCGCCGACTACAACGCCAAGAAGCTCTCCGACCTCGCACCGATCAACTACCAAGCTGTGCTGTTTGCTGCCGAGAAGGAACGGGGCAATGACTGACGCCTTGGTCAAGACGCTTATTAAAAAGCGCAACACGATGCGGGCCAAGTTTCGGCTCATCGACGCCGAACTGTCCAAGGCCACTGGCGAATGGAGCCGTGCTAACGGCTACCTCGTAAAGCTCACGCCTGAACAGGTGCTGCGCGAACTGGAGCGGACCAATGCGTAGGGAAGACGACGACCTCAACGCTGCTCGCGGCTGTGTCATCGCGCTGTCGTGGTGCGGTGTGTTCTGGCTGGCGCTGTTCCTGTCGTTCGTGTTTGGTTGAAAGGTAAATAAATGCAAATTGAAATGTTCGAAGAGGCCGAACCGGCCCACGCCAAGCTCTCGCCGTCGTCAGCGCACCGCTGGCTGTACTGCGCTGGCAGCGTGAAGCTTGAGGCAGGAATGCCCGATCAGTCGACCGAGTTCAGCCGTGAAGGCACGGCGGCTCACGCACTGGCCGAGTGGTGCCTGCGTGAGGAAATCCACCCGACCGAGATGGTGGGCGACGAGCTCGAGGGCTGGGTCATCACCAAGGACATGGCCGATCACGTCGCTGACTATGTCGACTACGTCCGCAACATCCACGGCACTGACGGTGAAAGCAACCTGTTCATAGAGCAGCGCGTCGAGTTCACCGAATGGGTGCCTGGTGGCTTCGGCACGTCGGACGCCATCGTTGTTGGCGATGGCCTGTGCCACGTCATCGACCTGAAGTTCGGCCAAGGCGTCAAGGTCAGCGCGCACCAGAACGAACAGGCGATGCTTTATGCCCTTGGCGTGTGGCAGACCTATGGCCGGATCTTCAACATCGATACGTTCGTGTTGCACATCCATATGCCACGGCTCGACTACGTCAGCGAGTACACCATCACGGTGAAGGAACTGCTGCGCTGGGCCGACAGGGTTGTACGCCCCGCTGCGGCCAAGGCCGTTGAAGGGTCGGACAACTTCGAACCCAGTGAGAAGGCGTGTCGCTTCTGCAAGGCCCGCGCAACGTGTAAGGCACTGGCCAAGCACAACTACGAGATCGCGGTCGGCCAGTTCGACGACCTTGAAGCACCACTGGAGCCAACGGCGCCAGAGCTTCTGTCGGTCGACGAGATCGCCAAGCTGCTGCCGAAGTTGTCGATGATCAAGTCGTGGGCCAACGACGTCGAAGAACACGCGCACAAGACCTTGGCCGCTGGCGGTGTCGTGCCTGGCTACAAGCTGGTCGAAGGCCGCAGCAACAGGCAGTGGGTCGACGACGACCAAGCCGCCAAGGTGCTTTACGACAAGGGCTACGACCCCTTCACCAAGAAAGTAATTTCACCCACTCAGGCAGAAAAGCTGCTTGGGCGGACGAAAGCCGCCGAGATCGCCGATCTCGTCGTTAAGCCACGGGGCAAGCCTTCGCTCGCTCCAGATTCCGATCCACGTCCTGCCTATGGCGCAGCCGCCGTCGATCTATTTTAAAAAGGAAAAGTCAATGACTGCACTAGTACTCAAAAATGTCCGCCTCTCGTTCCCACAAATCTGGACGCCAAAGGCGTTCGCCGCTGGCCAAGACCCGCGCTTCAACGCCAACTTCCTCATCCACAAGGAAGACCAGGCTGAACTGATCGCCAAGATCAAGGAAGCCGTGAAGGCCGTGGCCACCGAGAAGTGGGGCAAGGACGTGCCGAAGTCGCTCAAGGTCTGCATCGGCGACGGTGAAGAAAAGGATTACGACGGCTACGACGGCGCGATGTTCCTCTCGGCGTCCACGAAGACCCGTCCCGTGATCGTCGACCAGAAGAAGAATCCTCTGGCCGAAGAAGACGGCAAGCCTTACGCCGGCTGCTACGTCAACGCAGCGATCTCGCTGTGGGCGCAGGACAACCAGTGGGGCAAGCGTGTGAACGCATCGCTCGACGCCATCCAGTTCGTCAAAGACGGCGATGCGTTTGGCGGCAAGAAGACCACCGCTGACGTGTTTGGCGAAATCGAAGAAGACGATAACGACTCTTTCCTCGACTAACCAATAGGGGCTGGGGGAGTTTGGAAGTCGCCCCCAGCCCTGACCTTTAGGAGCAAGACATGGACCGTCGCAC